GCCGACCTCTTATAAAGACCAATGGAACAGAGAACAACCTATGTTTGAACTCACTATCGCACAAGGAAAGCAAGTGCTACTTCGTGAAAGCAAGTTCGTACGTAGGCACGTAGTAGCGTGGTTGGAACGCTTTGAGGAAGCAAACAAACCAATGACAGCAGGCGAAATATTAATGGCGCAAGCACAAGGAATGATAGCCTTAGAAAAAGCACAACAAGCACAAGCTGAGCAAATAGCCTTGCAAAATGAGCGTCTCACCAAGATAGAAGCTAAAATCACCACCAAAAACGAAGACTATTTTACCATATCAGGATATAGCAATATCATAGGCAAAAGAGTGCCCTTGCAGTTAGCTATCTCATTAGGGAGAAAAGCCGCAAAAATATGCGTACAACGTTCTATACCTATGGGTAATGAATATGATGCCAAATACGGCTTCGTTAAGAGTTATCCTACTGAAGTATTAAAAGAAATATTTGAAACAAAATAGACTACTATGAAACACCAAGAAAGCACACTCCAAACCGCCTGCGTGCGCTGGTTCAGATACCAATATCCGCACCTCGTTATATACGCTGTTCCTAATGGGGGCAGTCGCAATGTTCGTGAAGCGCAACGTCTCAAGGCAGAGGGCGTACTGGCAGGGGTTGCCGACTTGGTGGTGCTACTTCCTCAAGGTAAAAGCCTCTATATCGAAATGAAAGTAAAAGGCAATTGTCAAACACAAAATCAAAAAGACTTTCAGAAAATAGCCGAAACGCTTGGGCATACCTACACCGTATGCTACACCTTTGAGGAGTTTCAGAAAGTAGTTGAAAATCAAATACAGAAATAGCAAAATACAATAATTTAATAAAATTATATACAAAAAACACTGTTAAATTATATATCTAAATGATACGTATAAAACCAAGTAAGAGAAACACAAACAAGCACACAGAAAAAGGTATGGAACTACTTAGTTCCTCTATCGATGAGGTAGGAGTGATTGAGAGTATATCAGTAACCAAACAGGGGACAATCATTTCAGGACACGCACGAAAGGAGAAGTTTGACGAAAAGGGATTAGTACCCAAGGAAATAACTCTTGCGGAGAATGAGTACCCTGTAATTGTTCGCAATGATATAGAAGACGATACAGATACCTACTACAAGGCACAAATATTAGCAAACACTACCGCGCATCAAAACTATAATATAGACCTTGAAGATGTAGAAGCAATAGCAGATGAGTACGGGTTCAATTTAGAAGATTTGGGGATTGAGATTGAAGAAAAGGATATAAACTATTCAGAAGATAGTTTTAATGAAGATGAACTAATAGACGATTCAAGAAACAAACCTGCAATTATAAAAATAACTTTTGAAAATGCAGAACAATTGCAAAAGGCAGAAGCTGATATTACAGAATTAATTGATAGAAAATATAAAGGAGCTTACTTTTCTGTAAGTTGTGGTGAATTATGAGATTAGAATTGGCAAGCAATAAAGCGATAAAATATAGTTGTTTGAATTTTCATTATGCAAAATCAGTACCAGTGAATACATTTGCTTATTCAGTATTTAATGATAATAACGAATGGTGTGGCTGTGTAGTATTTGGGACAGGCAGTAATAATAATATTGGATCAGAATATAATCTAAAACAAGGACAAATCATAGAACTTGTAAGAATGGCGCTTAATGGTAAGCAAGAAACTACATCACAAGTATTAGCAAAAGCAATTAAGAAAGTAAAAAAAGACGTCCCTTTGTGCAAAATGATAGTCTCTTATGCTGATATTGACCAATCACACAAAGGAATAATATATCAGGCTACTAACTGGTACTTTGTAGGAAAGGTTTATGAAAATAAAACTGATAGCAGTTGGATCATAAACGGCAAGCGTATTCACGGGCGTAGGATTTCAGATATTATAAAGCAAAAAGGAGGATTGAAAGGAATATCAAGAAAAGATTTTATACTGAAAAATTTAGACAAGAATGCAACTGAATATGTTACAAAAGGTAAAATAAAATATCTATATCCTTTATGTAAGGAAATGAAAAAACTTTGTGAAACAATCAAAAAACCTTATTCAGAAATATGAATAACACCCCAAAAAATAGACAACAATGGATGTTAGAGGAACTCAAAAAGTCTCCTCTCTTGTCGTTTGGGGAAATGTTCAGTAAATATTCAGCAAAGTTCAGTAAAACAGAAAAAACATTCAGTAAGGACTGGAAACAAGCCCAAAAAGAATTTAAAGAGTGGCAAAAAACGATTAATGAGGAGGTATCAAAGCAATTGATAAGCGCAGAGGTAGAAGAGCGTAAAAAAGACTTATTTGCAAAAATGGACGCTCTGAAGATACTCGCTGATATAGCAAGAGGTAAAGGAATGAGAATTGATGGGGAGAAGTTTATTCCTTCATATAGAGAGCGTATTTCAGCGATTGCACAACTATCTAAAATGGAGGGATGGGACGCACCGGTTAAGCAGGAGGTAACAGGGAAGGACGGCAAAGATTTGCAGCCTTTCCAAGTAACTGGGATAATAATTAAGTAAATGAAGAATGTAGTACTTGAGTTTAACAGCAATGGCAATGATAAACAGAAGGAATGCGGCAAAGCGTGGGCTAATGATGATATTGATGAGGTGCTATATGGAGGCGCAAAAGGAGGTGGTAAATCATTTATAGGGTGCTCATTGATACTGGCTGATGCTATGATGTATGCAGGAACTCACTATTTTATTGCCCGTAAGCAACTAAATGATTTGCGTAAATTTACAATACCCAGCATTCACGAGGTGCTAAACGGATGGGAAATACCTCAGGAGGCGTGGAAGTACAACGGACAGGATAATTATTTTGAACTCTATAATGGTTCAAAGGTGTTTCTTTTGGATTGTAAATATTTGCCGAGTGATCCGCAATACCAGCGTTTTGGTTCAATGCAGATGACACGTGGTTGGATTGAGGAAGGAGGAGAATTTGAGTATGATAGTTATTCGAACCTCAAAATATCAATAGGTCGGTGGAAAAATAGAGAATACAATTTGAAAGGCAAATTGCTCATCACTGCTAACCCTTCTAAGAATTTTTTGTATAAAGAGTTTTATACACCTTACAAGGAGGGTACTTTGAACGCACGAAGGGCTTTCATTCAGGCATTACCATATGATAATAAAATGCTACCAAAGGAATACATTCAGAATTTGGAGAGCACATTACGAGGGCCAGAGAAGCAGCGATTATTGCACGGGCTATGGGAGTATGATGATGATCCGAATGCGTTATGTGATTACGATAAGATATTAGCAGTATTTGGCAATGACCAAATAGCACAAGATAGCACTATGTACCTAACTGCTGATATAGCACGATTTGGATCTGATTTGTGTGTTATAGGTGTTTGGAGAGGCTGGGAACTGATAGAGATACACACAATGGCTACTTCAGCAACCACAGAGATACAAGCACTCATTAATACGTTGCGAATGAAGTATAATATTCCGAAAGGGAATTGTATTGCTGATGAGGACGGTGTAGGAGGCGGTGTGGTAGATAATACGGGCATCGTAGGCTTTAAGAATAACAGCACACCACTTGAAGAGAATGGGCAACCTACTAATTACAAGAACTTGCAAACACAATGCTTATACAGATTAGCCGAGCGTATCAATAGCAATGGTATATACATTAGTGCTGAACTATCAGAACGCACTAAGGAGATGATTACTGAAGAATTGGAGCAGATAAAGAGTGACAACAAGGACGAGCAAAAGTTGTCTGTAATAAACAAAGATACTGTTAAACAAGCAATAGGACGAAGCCCTGACTATAGGGATATGCTGCTAATGAGAGAGTATTTTGATTTGAAGCCGAGAAAAACATTTAAACCTATATTCAGACGATGAGAGTATACGAATTTCTGCAACTATCAGAAGATATGCAAAGAGGTATTTTGCCAGTTTTGAAGGTGCTAAAACCTCTACCTAACTACATTAGTAGGCGTTGGTTTAAGAAGTGTACACACGGGGTGAAAGAAAGCATAACAGAATTAACCTTTGGCGATGTAAATACGATAAAAAGGGAGGTAATGCGAGGTACTACTGAGGGACTAATGAACGCTTTTGAGTTGGTCTATAAATGTACTAAGAAGGATATGATGAAGATGAGCGTAGTGCGGTTTTACCGTTGTATGAGGTTTATCACTAATGAAGTGGATAGGGTGATGAAGTTAGAGCAGCATCATTGGAAGGTAGCCCCTACAGAGTATGATGGTAGGCTACAAGAAGCAGGTGTTAAGGAATTAGAGATGTTTGGCGATTTGCCGATGATTGATAGCCTTGCTGGTGGTGATATTCTTAGATACAACGATATTGAGGGGCTCAATTACTTGGAAGTGCATTACGTCTTATGGTATAGGGCTATTCAAACAAATATACAGAATAGATTTCAGAAGTTAATGGCAAATAAATAGGATATGAAAGAGGTATTACAACAGATAGCAAACAATAACGGCTGGGCATTTGAGTACGGTCGGCAGGATTACAACAACTTAGAAGGGCAATCGGGGAAGGAGTTTTATTTGTTTCTTGATGTGCCTGAAGTGTCTATAACGTTTGACGACTACTCTGTACCTATAAAGCGTACTTATTCAGGAAGATTTATGCTGCTTAAGCATTCTGATTTTGATAGGGTATACGATAGTCAGATGGGGAATGATGCTACAGAGGGCAAATACGAGCAATATATTAAGCCTTGCAAAGAGGAGGTAATGAAGATTGCGAATGCCTTTTGCGGGGATTACTCGATTGCTTCGTGGCGTATTATTGAGGTTATTAATCAGTTCAGTAATAACTTTGATGGAGTAATCGTTAATTATCAGGTAACGATAAGCGAATAAAAGATGAAACAGCCTATTGAGATATTGCACAAGGAGTTGGAGGCTTTGAAAGATGACCTAATACGCAGATATGAGGAATTAGGGATGAAAGCCAGTGGCGCGTGGGAGCAATCGTTGCAGGTGCAAACTGATGAGGTAGCAGGATTGCTAAAGGGTACGATTTCAGGTGAGGGATATACGTACTATATGCAGCACGGACGCAAGGCGGGGAATTTGCCGCCTATTGCTGCAATTGAGCAATGGATAAGAGCGAGGGGCATTCAGCCGATAGAGAAGAAAATGAAAGTATCAGGATTGGCGTGGGCGATTGCTAAGAAGATAGCAAGAGAGGGCACGAAGAGAAGCCGCAATGAGGAGAAGCCTGCATTTATTGACGAGGTGATAACAGGTGAGAGGGTACAAGAGATAATCAATAAGGTGGGCGAGGGCTATATAGGGGCTTTTACGAGTGAGATTATTAACTTTTTAAAACGTTTTTAAGATGGATTTTTTAACTACAGACTACTGGGGGGGATTTAGTGGAGTTCCTTTGCGAATTAGATTAGAAGCCGCTGACAAGGATAAACTTAAGAATGGGGGGATATTTATCATTAGAGCGTCTTTTGTGAAGATGACAAATGGGACTATAGGGAAAAAGACGGTAGAGATAAAGAAGCATTACCTATACAGAGAAAATGAGAGTGTGGTGAATGTGGATTTTGGAGCGGTATTTAAAACTGCCTTCTTCTCATACACAGAGGCGAGTGGTTATCAGATAAGAGCAACAAACATACCGATAGAGGTAGAGTTGCAGGCTACATATAAGGACGGTAATGAGATAAAAGAATTTGAGATTACGGAAGGCGTAAAGATGATAAAGAACAAGTTTAGAATTTTTCCTTCTACTTTCTCAAGTATTTTAGTTGCTGATAAATGGTATAATAACACACGTATCTGCAAAGACTTTAATAGGGCAACTGGTGTATATACTACTTACTTCAGAGGTTACCCACAGGACGATGTAGTATTAGAGGTTACTAATAAGGGAGCAGTAAGGGAAGTGGATTACAAAGGGATACCTCGATATGAATATAAGAAGGTGGATAGGGTGATTGACCAGTGTGGGGTGTTTGTTGTGTGGAGGAATGCAGCAGGTACATTTAGTTATTGGCTCTTTTCGAATGAATATACAGAGGAGTTGAAGACGAAGCAACTGGGGCAAATGATAAAAGGCACACGTATAGGCATTGGTGATAGATTTTCGCTATTACATTCGCTTGGGAGTACAGCAATGAAGCGTTGGACGCTGAAGAGTGAAGTAGCGGTTATGGAGAATGAATTAGACGAACTGCAAAGCCTATTATATAGCAGCGAGGTGTATGTATATAGGGGCGAAAAAACAGTTGGAGATAACAATGATTTGAATGCTGAACTATTTGAAAGGGTGATTGTAGTAGAAGGAACGCAAAAGTTTGATATAAACAAACAATTGTTATACCCTTTTGGGGTAACGATAGAATTTGAGCCAGAGAGAACAATACGAGAATTATAGGTTATGACTGAATTATATATTGATGATAATAGGGCCGAGATGGGCGATAAGGGGTTTGCTTATACGTTGCAGGTGAATGATATGTTTAACTTTGAAACGCGTGAGGTAGGCTACTCGGAAACGGTGTATTTACCGATAACGGCTGCCAATCGGCTTATTTTTGACTTCGCAGAAATGTCTGAAGGTGATAATAGGGGGGCTTATAAGGTGTATAGGGTAGATTACTACGTAAATGGGGTGCTGATTGTCGGTAGAGGCAATGGGTACTTGATAGGAGTACGTGATGATGCTTATATATTTGAGTTTAAAGACAGCGGTAAGGAGTTGTACCAATACCTTATGAATAGGGATATTAAGGGTGTGAATGGGCTTATTGATGGGGGTGCTGAGCGGTCATTGGATAAGATAGTAAGAGCGCACACAGAGGACGGCATAGGTGTAGGGGAACTTATATACTTGGTAGGAAATTATGGTGATGATGCAGAAAAGAGGAACGACAATGGTGTATTACAAGTATATAGGTTTGATAACACGCCTCTTTCTATCAGTTTAGATAGGGTGTTTAGGTTGGTGCAGCAGGATAGCGGTTTTAGGTTTAGGGGCGCAATGTTTAATACGTTTGATTGGAAGAATGCTTATATTGCTTCTTCTAATATAAAATATAATGATGATATTGAAGGAGAGATATTTAAAGTTAAAAGTAATCACTATCCTTATGATACAGAACCGATGCCTGTGATTGGTGATAGTTATTATGCTTTCTCATATGATAATACTAAGAAGGAGTACACTATGACTGCCTTTCATTTATCTGATTTAAAATCACTTCCGGAAAATTATCATCCTTATAGGATAAAAGAAAGAGGTTATTATAAGGTAACTTTTAATTTTAAGAAAATATATTCAGATGAATATTTAAGGTATGGGATATATGGTACTAAAAATGAGGTTATTGATTATTGTTATTTATTTGGTAGTAGCATAGATAATCTTACATATAGCAAAACAATTTACATTGATAAAGGAGAAGATGTATATATAGTATTATCAACTCCAGAGAAACGAAAAACTGAAGTTACAGACCTTACTTTTACTATTGAAAAGATAAAAGGGAATGACAATTTGTCAGTGCTTGTGTCGGACTTTGCTTTGACAGACTTATTTAAGGAGGTATTTAAATTATTCTCTTTGACGCCTATCAGAGATAGGCAAACAGGGGTGTATGACTTCTTTACGTTATCGGAAAGGGTGAATGCTCCTGTGATAGATTGGAGTAGCAAATTCGTAAGAGTGAAGGAGGTGAAGTATCATAGTGCGAACTACGGGCAGAAGAATAATTTTCTGTATAAGAAATACGATGAGGAGAACGCTTATAAGCAAAGGGATAATGATGGGGTAATACACTTTGACGACAAGGTACTTGATGATAGAAAAGATTTTAGCAGTAAGTTTTTTAGTCCTCTGAATGACAAAGAGAACGGAATGGATGTGATGGAGTTTTTCACTAAGGAAGTAAAAAAGAAAGAGGACGGGACAACAGAAACGGAGTATAAGGAGAAAACAGGACGATGGCACGTGTACGCTACTAAGGAGGTAAAAAATGAAGTAAATTTTTCTTTGAGAGCAAAGGAAGAAGGTGGCGGTGTGGAACGATATTTTGTGCCTAACTTTGAGCCTTTCAGATGGGACAACCTTCTAAATACTTACTACAAGGATTTGCCGAGAGTAGTGGAGCGAATGTACTGCGTAACGGTAGAAATGAACTTGAATGAGATTGATGTAATGGAGTTTTCATTCTTCAGTAGGATATACGTACAGCAGTTGGGGAGTTACTTTATGCCTAATAAAATAAAATATAAAACGGAAGGTATGACTGAGGTAGAGATGATTAAGATTAGATAATTAGAAATAAATAACGATATGGAAAGGATAAACATAGCACAGGTAGATATTGATGTGGACGCGCTGATTGGTAAGAGTGCAGAGGTGAGACAAAAGCTGATGGAGATTGGTGGTGAACTGAAAGAACTGAAAGGGCAGTTTGATAAAGGGGATATATCGGTGCAGGAGTACACTCGCAAGGTATCGGAATTGACAGCTATTCAGAAAGTGAACCGTGATGAGTTGCGAGTATATGATACGCTGGTGAAAAACCATATCAGCACAGAGGCTACAAAAATGAAACAGAATGAGACGATGAAGGGCTCAATCAAAGAGATTAGTGCTGCTCTATCACAGAATAAACTAATATACCAGCAATTGAGCGAGGAGGAGCGTGAAAATGCTGATGTAGGGGGCAAACTGTTAGCGGTTATTCAGGAACAGGATAAGAAGTATAAGGAGTTGCAAAAGAGCATTGGCAACAATCAGGTAGATGTAGGGAACTATAGGCAGGCGATATTAGATGCTATTGGGGATAATCAAGCGTTTGGAACCTCAATGAATAGTGTTATTAATAACTTTAACACGATGAAAGTGCAGATAATAGCACTTGCTAATCCGTTTGTGAATTTTGTTCAAACAGGAAGATTAGCAGCACCAGCAATGAATGCTGCTGCTGTTGCTACAAGCAAGACTTCGCTGGCTATGAAAATACTAAGAGGGGCGGTTATAAGTACGGGTATAGGGGCGTTGGTGGTAGCGTTAGGCTCTTTGATTGCGTACTTCACCAGCACACAGGAAGGCATCGATAAGGTGAATAAGGTGCTAACGCCTCTGAAGGTGCTTTTTCAAACTCTATGGGGGGTGGTGCAGAATGTAGGTAAGGCATTAGTGGAGGCTTTCACACACCCTAAGCAGTTGCTTTTGGATTTAGGGCGGTTTATGCAAGAACAAATCATTAACAGGGCTACGGCTATAATAGATGCTTTCAAAGGGTTAGGTAATATACTAACGGGCAATGTTAAGGAGGGCATTAAGCAGGTAGGCGATGCTGCCTTGCAAGCGGCTACGGGAGTAAAAGATGTAGTTGGAAAGGTGAAGGAAGCCGGCAAAGCGGTTAGTGATACGATTGGCGAGGCTATCAAACGGGGACAACGAATTGAAGAGATAGGTGTAAAGTTAGCGAGTTCGGAGGCTGATTTTGTTAAGCAATCAGAGGCTTTGAAGTTGGAGTTTGCAGAGCAAAATCAGATAGCAAGGGACACAAGCAAAACAATTAGTGAGAGGGAGGCTGCTGCTAAGAAGAGTATTGAGATACAGAAGCAGATTAACAAGTTAGTAACAGATCGCAATAACTTGGAAATAGAGCGAATGGAACTGCAGCAACAAAGTAATGATACGAGCGATGCTGAGCGCGCTGATTTGGAGAGAAAAAAGGCAGAAAACAACAAAGCAAAGGCAGAACAGATACAGAGTGAAATAGCGCAAACAAAGGTACTTAACTCTATAAATAAGGACAGAGAGGCAAAGAATAAGGAGGCGTTAGATAAAGCCCGTAAGAGGTTAGAGGAGGAACTGAAGTGGCAAAAGGAGGCGATAGAGGACTATGTAAAAACTAATTCAGCGGTAGCAAAGTCGATGCAGGAGCGCCTCGATATTGAGGAAAAGGGTATGCAGGATAGGTTAGCATTATTGGATAAGGAAAAGACTAAGGGGCTAATAAAGCAAAGGGAATATGAGAAGCAGAAGAAAGAGATTGAGCAGGACTACCTGAAAGTAAGGAACGAATTAACGATTGAGGCGGTACAGAAAGAGGCGGAGCAGTATGAGATGCTCAATGCTGATAAGTTTGACACGGAGGAGGCTTTGCAGGAGGCTATTTATCAGAAAAAAGTAGAAGCATTAGAGAAAGAAAAGCAACTGAAGCAGGAAATGCACGATTGGGACTATAATGCAGAGGAGGAGCATCAGGAGAAGTTGCAGGAATTAAAGGCTGATTATCAGGGCAAACTGCAAGAACTGAAGGCACAGCAAGCAAAAGAGGACGAAAATAACAGGAATGCCCAAAAAGAGGCTGAAAAAGCGCAACGTGATTTTGATTTTGCTGACAAACTAATGTCTTTGCAGGAACAAGGGGCGACTGAATGGGAGATTGAGGCGGAGCAATTGAGGCAAAGGCACGAAAAAGAAAGGGAGGAACTTGACGAAAGCCTTGATAACAATAAGATTTCGCACGAAATGTACTATAATCAGTTGAATTTGCTAATCAGAAAGCAAGCAAAAGAGGAACTTGACCTAAAAAAGAAAACAGAGGAGAGCAAACTGGCATTAACGCAATCGGTATTAGGGCAAATAAAAGGAATGACAGGCGAGCATACCGCGTTAAGCAAGGCAGCAGCCATTGCAGAGGCTACCATAAATACTTATTTGGGCGTATCAAAAGCAATTTCTCAGGGTATGCCTATGGGAGCAGTAACAGCAGCAATAACATTAGCGGCTGGTATGGCAAACGTACAAAAGATAGTAAGCACAG